AATGACCCGCTCGCGGCGTTCCTCTCGAAGCACGGGTAGCCGCCGGCCGGAGGCCGTGCGTGGCTTCACGTTCGACCAGGCCCGCGCGGACAGGGTGATCGAGTTCATCGAAACCTTCTGCGTGATGAGCAAGGGCCGACAGTGGGCGGGCCGGCCGATGCAACTCATGGAGTGGCAGAAGCGGGACATACTCGAGCCGCTATTCGGCTGGGTCGATGACCAGGGCCACCGGCGATACCGCACGGCGTTCATCGGGACGCCGAAGAAGAATGGCAAGTCAACGCTACTCGCGGCCCTTGCGTTGTATTTCCTGGTGGCAGACGGCGAGCCTGGTGCGGAGATCGTCAGCGTGGCCACCGACCGGTCGAGCGCGGGGATCATCTTCCGCGAGGCTGCGGCGATGGTGCGATCCTCGCCGGCTCTCGCGAAGGTGATCGAGGTGGTGGACTCTCGCAATACGCTGGTGCATCACGCGAGCAAGTCGCGGTATACGGTGCTTTCGAGCGACGCGCAGCGGGCCGAAGGTATCAACGCCCATGCCGTACTCGCGGACGAAATCCACGCGATGCGTGATCGGCGGCTGCTCGATGCGTTGCGGTACGCGGGCTCTGCTCGATCGCAGCCGATGCTCATCGGGATCAGCACGGCCGGATACGAACGCGGCAAGTCGGTGGCGTGGGAGTGGTGGCAAGACGCGGAGCGGGTGGAAGCGAACCCGAAAAGCAATCCGACGTTTTTCGGCAAACTGTACGGAGCCGGCCCCGAAGATGACTGGTGGGACGAAGCCACCTGGTTCAAGGCGAATCCGAGCCTGGGCGTGACGATCCCGCTCGAGTCGTTTCGGGCCGACGCGATGGAGGCGAAGTCGCAGAGTGCGAAACTCAACTCATGGGCCAGATACCGGCTCAATTGTTGGACAACGGCCGACACTCGATTTTTCCACCCCGACGCCTGGGCCGCTTGCGGCGACCCGCCGCGGGAGCCGCTGGAAGGCCGCGAGTGTTACGGCGGGCTCGATCTCGCCAGCACCCGCGACTTGACCGCGGTGGCGTTCTGCTTCGGCCCCGACGAGAACGGCGTGTATGACTTCGATCTGAAATGCTTCATCCCTATGGACACCGCCGCGGAGCGGGAGCAGAAGGACAGGGTGCCGTACCTTCAATGGATTCGCGAGGGCTGGATCATCGGCACGGACGGGAACCGCTGCGACTACGGGGTGGTCGAGCAATACATCACCGAGTACGCGGAGCGGCACCGGCTGCGTCGGCTGGCCGGTGACAGGTGGAACGCGGCCAGCACGTTCACGAAATTGCAGCAGGCGGGGATCGACGTTGTGGGCTACTCGATGGGCATAGGCTCGATGAGTGCGCCGACGAAACTGCTCGATACCCTGGTGGCTCAGAAGAAGATCCGACACGGGAATAATCCCGTGCTGAACTGGGCGGCGTCGAACTGCACCATCCGCAGCGACCCAAACGGCAACATCGCCCCCTGCAAGGTGAAGTCGACCGAGCGCATCGACCCGATCACGGCAAGCGTGATGGCCCTGGCCCTGGCGTCGACGGCTCAGATCGCGGCGTCGAACTGGGATTTGATCGAGTTGTAGACGTTCAAGGGTGGCCGGTTGCAGGGTAGCGTGTTCGGGATGGAGGCCGTCCGAATGATCGCAGAAGGCAATCCCGAGGAGTGGGAGGTTCGTGACCTGGGTGCGTTCCGCACCGACACGAGCCCGCTCCCGCCGATCCGCTGGGTCGATGGCGACCTACTCGACGGAGCCGACCCGACCCATGCGATGACCGTCACGGCGATATTCGCCTGCGTTCGTTTCCTGTCGGAAACGGTCGCGTCGATGCCGATCCACCTTTACCGTCGCAAGCCGAACGGCGACCGCGAGCGAGTCACCGATCACCCGCTCCACCGTACGCTCTGCGTCCAGCCGAACCCGTGGCAATCGTATTTCGAATGGATGGAGCAACAGGTTTACCACTGCGCCCTCTATGGCAACGCGTACAACCTGGTCGTGCCAGGTGAGCGGGGATTCGCCACGGAGTTGCGCCCGCTGCACCCCTCTCGCATGGACGTTATGCGGACGGAGGACGGCAACGTGGCCTATCGGTATCTGCACCCGAATGGGCAGGAGCGTGAATACAAGGCTCACCAGGTCTACCACCTTCGCGGGCTGACCGACAACGGCTTGAAGGGCGTCGTGCCAGCGGAGCTTTGCCGCACTTCTGTTGAGTTGGCTCACAAGTTGGATACGGCGGCGATCGCCTACTGGGAAAACAACGCCCGCCCGAACGTGCTTCTGGAAACGTCGCAGCCCATCCCCGAGACGGCGATGGACAAACTGAAAGCGACCTGGCGACGGACGTTCGGCGGGACGAAGAACGTCGGCGGTGCGGCCGTGCTACCAAACGGCGTGACGGCCAAGATCATCGAAGCGGCCAGCCGTGAGGGCTCGGAATACATGGCCCTGCGAAACGCGATCGTGACCGAGGTGGCGCGGGCCTTCCGCATCGGCCCGACCATGATCGGGCAACTCGATCACGGCACCTATTCGAACGTGGAGCAGGAATCGCTCAACGCTCAGAAGTTCACCCTTACGCCGTGGCAGCGTCGAATCGAGGGGGCCATTCGTCGGCAACTGCTCTCGACCTACGGCGATGAGTGGTACGTGCAGATAGATTCCCGCGGGCTGCTGCGTGGCGACAGTGCGGCCAGGGCGTCGTATTTCAATACGCTCTTTCAACTGGGCGCGCTCAGCCCGAACGACATTCGACGCGTCGAGGACTACGATCCGATCGAGGACGAAGCGGCCGATGAGTATTACGTGCAGTTGAACATGGCCCCGCTGTCCAGGGCCAGCGCGCCCGCGGAGGGAACGCAGGAGCCTGGCGGCGAGGTGGTGCCGCCGCAGGAGCCGCTGAACGGGGCGCAGGTGACTTCGCTGCTCGAGGTGCTGGCGAACGTGTCGGGCGGGCTGCTCACGCCAGACGGAGCGAGGGCCGTGATCGGTGCGGCGTTCCCGACGCTGACCGATCAGCAAGTGAATCAGATGGTGAGCGGCGTCGTGCCAGGCGTGGCGGCGGCCCCGACGGAAGCCATGCCCGAAGGGACGCAGGACAATCAACAGGAGCAGAGCGATGGAAGTGGAACGTAGGTTTAGCGGCCTTGCGGAACTGGGCGAGGACGGGCTCGGCGTCGAGACGCGGAGCGACGGCAAGATGCTGCTTCGCGGCTACTGCGCCCGCTATGACTGCCTGAGTCACGACCTGGGTGGCTTTCGGGAGCGGCTGCTTCCTGGTGCCTTCGACAAGGTGCTGGCGAAGCGCAGCCTGTCGGTTATCGCAAACTTCAATCATTCGATGGATCACGTGCTGGGCCGCACCGAGAACGGCACCCTTACGCTCCGATCGGACGAGCGTGGCCTGCTATTCGAGATCGACCCGCCGGATACCCAGTTCGCCCGCGACTTGCTCACGCAAGTACGGAGGCGGGACATCGCCGGCGCGTCATTCGCGATGACGGTCGACCCCAAGAAAGAGAAGTACGATCGCGACGAGAGGGGCGAGGTGATTCGCTCCATCGAATCGGTGAGCGGCCTATTCGACTGCTCGATCGTCACGCAGCCGGCCTACCCGCAGACCAGCGTGGCCCTTCGCTCGTTCGAAGCCTGGAAGGCGGCGCAGGTCGAGGAGCCGGCCCGCCAGGTTATCCGCATCCGCAACGCCGCAGCCAGGGCGGCGGTGGCTGTCGCACGGATGAGGTTTTATGTCAACGCCCGCTGAGTGCCAGTGCGGCGCGAGGATGCGGTGCCAGAGTTCGCACCGTGCCGGCGCGTCGCAGCTGCAATACCTACGCTGCCCAGCCTGCGGACGGAAGCGATCGCGTGTCGTGAGTGCCGACCAAGTATGGCGACGGAAAGCGAGGAGCCAGTGATGCCGTGGCTGAATCAACAGACTTTCATTCTGGTGGTGGGGGTGCTGCTCCTGGTCGCCCCGTACATACACCGCGTGCTGTCGATCTGGATCGGCTCGATGGTGTTTCCGACGTTCGCCCGCGGTGACTTCGAGAAGCGGACGGCCACGGAGTTGATCGACCTGAAAAACCGGCTGGAGAAGGAGGGCCACGCGAAAGCGGCGTCCCTCTGCAAAGAGTTGATCCTTGCAGTCCTTTACGGAGACGCGAAGCCATGAAAGGGAAATCGACGGTTGCGGTCGTGCTGGTGACGTATTCGCTGCTTTCCATTTCGCCAGCCGCGGCGGTTCTCAAGCCGGCCGCCTGCCAGGCCTCGCCGCCCATCCTCGAGCGCGTGCCGGTCGTGCGTCGGGTTGTCGGCAATAACCAGGAGCATGAGGTCGTGCGGCTGGTCAACGCAGAGCGCGCCCGCCGAGGTCTGCGGCCACTCGCGGCCAGCGACCGGCTCATGGTCGATGCGCGGCAGTGGTCAGAGGTTCAAGCCTCGCGGGGTCGCATGTACCATTCGCGAATGGGCTACCGCGAGAACGTCGCGTATGGCCAGCAGTCGCCGCAGGAAGTCGTGCGGACTTGGATGAATTCATCCGGCCACCGGAAGAACATCCTCGCCCCCAGCACTTCGGCCATCGGCGTCGGTCTGGCCTATTCGGCAAACGGTCGCCCTTACTGGACGCAGGTTTTCAACTGAGAAAGGAACAGCATGAACGATTCGAAGTGGCTTGTGTTTGCGTGGGCGTTCGTCGCCGGAGTCTGCTTTGTCGGAGCCGTCGAGGCGGGCGACTGCCACGGCCGGACGCAGGCCCCCGCGAAGCGTAGCGTGGCGGCTCCGACGCCGCGGGTCGGCGGTGGTTGCCACGGTGGCGGCTATCGGCAGGCCCAGGTGATCGAGGAGCAGGCCGTCGAGGAGGAGACTCGCTCCGTGCTGGTCGATCCTTCGAAGATCGACGTCAAGGTGGACATCACGTTTGGCGAGGCCACCCCCGCCGGCGGCGTCTGCGAGGACGGTCGATGCGAAACCGGCGCGCCGGTCAGCGGTGGCGGGGGCGGTGACGCCTTCGCTCCGGTGAGCGTCCGCGATGCGTGGAAGAACGCGAACCGCGAATCACGCGCGGCCAAGCGTTCGGCCGTGCAAGCGGCCGCAGCGTACCGCCACGCCAAGAAGGCCGATGCGAACGCGAAGCAGGCCGCGGTGGACGCTGCCGTGCGGCGGGCTCTCGGCCCCTGCGATTGACCCAAGCAGACACCAGGCCAGGGGGCCGCGATGTACCACCTTCGCACCCTCGCCGGCCTGGGCCTGGTGATCCTGGCCCTGGAAGCCTCCCCTGCCGCACCGCGGGGGAGGTTTCCAGGGTTTTCCCGTAATCGGGATAACACCCCGCCAGGCCCCCAGGTTTGCGATCTAAGGGGCTTTCGGGCCTCCCCCCTTCCCCGTACACCCCCCGCCGACCCCTGGCCCGCCCTGGGGCTAATCCAGGGGGCCGCGCCAGCCGTCCGGCACCCCCCAGTTTCCGGCCCGCCGGTGCTGGCCGATGTCCTGTCGCGAGTGGATCGCCCGACGTACTGGCGTGATCCGCAAGACCCCGACTGTCCCGTGACCTGGGCGCACGAAGCGACGCATGGGCTTTCGGGCATCGTGTCGCCTGGGTGCGGCGGCTGCGGGCTGTACCTACTCGACGGGCGGGCGATTCAGTTTTCGCGGCACCCGCAAGTCACGATCGGCCAGGTGGCGGCTGCGATCCCAGCCGCGGAGCGCGGCGACATATTCGATCTGTACCTGGTGAAGCAGCGGGCCGACTGGGATCGCGAGCCGCTGTATCTGCTCGATGAGTGGAACGCCTACGTTCACGGGGCGATGGCCCGACGGCAGGCAGGCATGACAACTCGCCAGGAGACGGAGCGATACGCCGCGGAGATGGAACGCTACTGCCGCCGGATGGTGGAGGTGGTCGAGCATCGCGATCCGCAATACCCCGACCTGGATCGCCTGCGGGCGTTCGTGGAATGGGAGTCGAAGCGGTTCGCGAATGTCATCGGGCGGTAGTTCCTACTGCCAGAGTACGAAACGACGTTCAAGGGTATGGCGGTTGGCCGTAGCATCTGCCCCGTCGTTTCCATTCCCAGGAGAAATACCGTGGACGTGACCACCCGCAAACTGCAAGACGAAGCCGCCCAGATCGCCACCCGCCTCGAGGAACTCCGTGCCGTCGATGTCGAGGCCGGCACCGAGGCCGCCAAGCAGATCGAGGACGAGCAAAACCAGATCGCCGGCCGTGCCGAGGCGATCACGGCCCAGCTGCGGGCGCGGAACGAGATCAACGAGAAGATTGCCCGCATGAAGTCGACCGTGGGCGAGTGCGAGCCGCGCGGCCTGGTGGTGCCGAAGCGCGAGGTGGCGGTGGTCGAACCGGAGTGGGACGCCGTTCGCGGGATGCCCGAGCGGGTCGCCTTCCGCGTGGGCCGGATGCTCCGCGACATCGCTCGCGGTGAACTCCGCGGCGACTTCACCGGCACGACCGAGGAGCCGAACAGCATGGGCGAGAAGTCGCCCACCTATGACGGCCGCGGCGTCGAACTGGTCGCCGGTGACTTCTATCGCGGCATCATGGGGATGCTCACCTACTCGAGCGTTGCGTGGCAAGTCTGCTCACGCATGAGCGTGTCGAGCAACCGGATCACGATCCCCTACAACGACGAGGAAGTCGAGGCGCAGTATTATCTCGAAAACTGCGAGATTCTCCCCGTCGAGATCGGCACCCGCGGGGTGACGATCAACGTCGAGAAGATCGGCGCGCGAGCCCAGGTTTCAAACGAACTGATCGCGGACGCGGTCGTTTCGGTCGCTGAACTGGTGGCCCGCAAGTTCGCGTATGCCTTCGCGAAGAAGATCGACAAGTCGTGGCTCGAAGGCGACTCCGCGGCTGGCGTGACGGGTCTGCTGCCGCAGATCACCAAGAGCGTCACCGTGACGGACAAGATCACCCCCGAGGTGATGGCCGCCCTCATGGCCCAGGTGAACCCGAACGCGGTAAACACCGCCTGGATCATGTCGCCCGCCGGCATCGGTATGCTGACCGCTGCCGCGGCTGGCGGCATCGGCTCGGACATCACGCAGCCGCAGCGGCTGACCGTGTTCGGCTCGCCGGTCTACAAGTGCCTCTCGCTCCCCGAGGGTACGCTCGGCGTCTACGGCGACTTCGCCCAGGCGACGACGATCGTGGATCGCAGCAACGGGCTCACGATCAACGCGAGCCGCGAGCGGGCCATCGAGTACGACCAGACGGTTTTCGTCGGGACGCAGCGGTTCGGCATCGCGTCCACCGGCCCGTCGTTCTGCGTGAAGTTGCTCGGCGGGACTGCCGCCCCGCTCGCCGGTGGCGTCGATGCGAAGTCGGCCCCGATGGCGACCAAGAGCACGAAGTAGCCCCAGGAACAAAAGCGGGGGGCGGGGCAGGGACGCCCCGCCCCCCCGCTTGCCACTACATGAAGCGCGTGCGGCTGCTGCGTTCGTTTCGATCCTACAAGAAGGGCGAGGTTGTCGTGCTGACGGCAGACCTCGCCGGTCTGTTGATCGAGCGAGGCATGGCCGTGGCAGAGCAGCAGGCCGATTTGCTGCAAGGCTTTCGGTCAGAGGCGGCGATCGTGTCGCCGGAGGTGAGGCGGGCCACCCTGTCGCGGTAAGGAGGTGAGCGAGTGTGCAATTCGGTTTCCTGCGGCCCGTCTGCCTTTTCCTGCGGCCCGTCTGCCTTGAAGCCTCGCACGGTCGTTGTCGCCACGCCCCCGCGAGTCGAGCCCGTCACGCTCACCGAAGCGAAGGAGCATCTGCGAATCCTGCCGGAGAACGCAGAGGATGACGCCTACGTTCAAGGCTTGATCGCCGCGGCTCGCCGCCTGGTCGAGTCACGCCTGGGCGTCACAATGTGCGCCACGCAGTATCGGGCGAAGGTCTGCGGGCATACCGGCTGCGGCTGCTCCTGCGGCTGCAACAGCGGGGGGATCGAGTTGCCCTACCCGCCGGTGCTGGTGGACGCCACCCACCCGATCACCGTCACCACCGCAGACGGCGAAGTGCCAGCCGACCAGTTCGAAGTAGACGCGGACGCGCGGCCGGCTGCGTTGTACCCGCGCCGCGGCTGGCGGGGCTCTGCAACGATCACCTACTGGGCGGGGCTCCCGCCAGGAAGCCCGCAGCCGGAGACGCTGAAAGCGGCCGTGCTTCTGGTGGTGGGACACCTCTACAAGAATCGCGAGGCCGTCAGCACCGAGAGCGGGGCCGTCGTGCTTCCGATCGCGTTCGACGCCTTGGTGGCCGCTGAAAGTTGGAGCGGGAGGTTTTGATGGGCCTGCCCGCCGGAGCCTTACGCGAACTGGTCGCCATCGAGCGGCCCGTCGAAGTGCGGAACGAACTGGGCGAAAGCGTCCAGACCTGGGAACACTTCGCCCGCCGCCGCGCCCATATCGAAGCGATCTCCTACACCGAGCAGCAGCAGCGGCAGCAACTCGGCGGCAGCGTGTCGCACCTGGTGCGGATCCGATACCTGGAAGGTCTGACCGGCAACATGCGCGTGCGGTGGATCACCCGCGGGGGCCGGCTGCTGCATATCACGGGCGTCGTGGAAAAGAACAATCGCGAGGAACACGAAGTTTCGTGCGAGGAGCAAGTCACGTGATCCATCTGAATTGGGACATGATCAAGGGCGACATCGGCGCGCTCGTCCGGCGGTATGACGCCCTGCCGCGGCATATCGCCAAGAAGCATCTGCTCGCGGCCATGAAGCGGTCGCTGAAAGCGGCGAACGCGGTGAACGTGCTGAAACGAAACACGCCGAAGGGCAAGGCGTATGTCGTGCGGCAGGCCAAGACTCGCGACGAGCGCGGGCGGTTTTCGCAGGGATCGGGTGCGTGGAAGCGTCAAGCACCTGGGGCTCTGCGGCGGGCCGTCACGCTGCGATCGAAATACATCGGCACGAACAAGTCGGGCATGGCCGTCGCGGTGGTGGGCTACAAGTACGGATCGGAAAGCCGGAAAGCCATCTGGCTTGAGTTCGGCACAAGCAGGATGCAGCCCCGCAGGATGGTCGATAAGACCATGCAACAGGTGGGCGGCGTAGCGAAGTCACAACTCGTCTGGGAGTTGAAGGAAGCACTCGACGCGGCCGTGCGTGAGGTGGCGGGTGGCCGCAATCCGACGCGAACATTCGGCGGGGGGCGTTGAAATGTATCCCGAGGTATGGCTGAAAGGCGTGATCGAGGAGGCTACCGGCGTCCAGACCTGGCCGCTGTCGGTTGCCGAAGGGCCGGCCCCGCCGGTCGTGATCTACCGCCGCACGGCCACCGATCGCGAGCGCACGACCTACGCGGCCACCGGCTCCCCTACGGCCACCTTCGAGGTGGAGATTCACGCGCTCACCTATAGCGAGGCGAAGGAGCTGGCCGAGGCCGTGCGTCTCGGCGTGGACAACTACGCTGGCACGTTCAAGGGTATGGCGGGCGAAGTCATAATCCAGCACGCCTACCTGGTGGACGAGTTCGACGGCGAGCCGGTTTTCTTCGAGGGCCGCGATAAGCCGACGTACATGGTGCTGCACACTTATCACGTTCGATTCACCGAAAGCCCCGCAAGGAGTTGAATATGCCGATCCCAGACTCACAAGGCACGACGTTCGAATTCAACGGCGTGACGTTCCTCGCGACGAACGTGAAGGTAGGCGGCAGCGTGACCGAGGTGGACGCCTCGACGCTCGACCTTCCCAGCGGCTCGATGCGAGCCTACCAGCCGGCCCCGCTGGTCGATGGCGATACCGTTTCCTGCACGTACTACGGCACGGAGCGGCCCGACCAAAAGACCACGCATCCGATTTCGTGCGAAAAGTTGGGCATCACCGGCAACGCCCTCTGCACGAAGTGGGAGAACGAGGCGAAGGTGGGCGAACTGCTTTCCGGCTCCGCAGAGTTTCGAATGTCGGCCGTCTGACCGGAGGCCGCAGTGGACGCACAAGGCACGGTAGTCACCTGGGGCGGTATGCGGCTGGGCTGGCTGCGGAAGTCGAACGTGGACTATCCGGCCGGCGGTGAAGTGACGTTTTTATCGTTGCAGAGCCAGGTGGTCGGCAGCGGCATGAATACCCGCATTGTCGAGGTGGTCGATCCGGTTTCGATCTCGCAGCCGGAATTCACCTTTACGTGCATCGGGGTGCCGCCGCTGGCGGGCCTGGATCGGGGCCGCATCGAAATGCTGACTTTCTCGATGCCCAATTCGGGTGCCGCGGCGGGGGCGAACGCGTTCCTGCGAAACTTCAACATCGTCGGCGGCGCGGGCGAACTGACCGAAACTACTTTCACCTTCAAGATGAGCGGTACATAGCATGGCAATCAGTCGCGAGCAGTTGGTGGCGAAGTTCGATACGGGCGCGGTGCAGGAGTGCGAGGTGGAAGGCCTGGGCCTGGTGCGGCTCCGCAGCCCCGCCTTCGGCGTTTGGTACGGCATCGTGCAGGAGCAGCGTACCCATGAGGGGAGTCTGCTCCCCGACAGCGTGATCGCCCGCACGGTTGCGGCCTGCATGGTGGACGACCTGGGCAAGCCGCTGGTGGCCGATCCCGACGAGGTGCTGCGGCTCCCGCCGGCCGTGATGATGGCGATCTACAACCGCTGCCTCGAGGTGATGGAGTTGCGGAGCGCGACGGTGGAGGAAGAAGCAAAAAAATAGCCGCCAGCCCCGAGGTGCTTTTCCTCTACCGGCTGGCGTTGCAACTCGGAGAGTGGAACGTGGACGCCCTCGCGGCCCGCATCACGCTCGACCAGGTGCGGAGGTGGATGGCGTATTGGCACGTTGAACCGTTCGGAGACGAGTGGCGGCGAGCGGGCAGGATGACCACCATGATCCGCTGCGGGATGGGCGAGGAGTTCGACCCGTCGCGTGAATCGAAGTTCATGCCGAACTGGCGCGAGCCGGTGCAGACCGAGGAAGAACTGATAGCGGAGTTCGCGAAGATACCGGCCTTCGCCGCCCAGCTGCGGGCTCAAGGAAAACTGAAATGAGCGTGATCGGAAAAGTCGCTGCGGTTTTCACGGCCTCCACCGGCGGCCTGGTGACAGGCGTGAACACGGCACGCGCCGAGTTTCAGAAGGTATCGACCAGCGTAGACAGCCTGAAAGGCAAACTGAACCTGATCGCCGGTATGCAGGGGGCGCAGTTATTCGCGGGGATCGCGAGCGGTGCGGCGAACGCCGCGAGGAACATCGCGGCCATCGGCACGGCCACCGCAGACACGATCGCGGAGCAGGCCCGTTTTGCCGCGAAGATCGGCGTACCGCTCGACGCGTTCGCAGCCCTGGCCGAAGCGGCCGACGAGGTGGGCGTGAGCCAGGCCGCGGTGACGAGCGCGGTGCAGAAGATGGGCGTGGCGCTCGTCAAGGCCCAGGAGGGTTCGAAGCCCGCCGCCGAGGCCTTCGAGGCGATTGGCCTGTCTGCCAAAGAGTTGGCGGCGATGGCCCCCGAAAAGGCTTTCGAGAAGATCGTGGACGAGATCGGCAAACTGCCGACGCCGGCCGAGCGTACCGCGGCCGCGCTCAAGATATTCGGACGGACGGGGAAAGACCTGGGGCCGCTGTTCGAAGCGGGCGGGAGGGCGATCGCGGACGCGGCTGCGGAAGTCGACCTGTTCGGCAAGGCTCTGGACAGCGCATCCGGACAAAACGTAATCGCGATGAAAAACGCTTTCGGAGACGTTGCGGACGCCTTCGAAGGATTCAAGACGCAAGTGGTCGCGGCGTTCTCGCCGGCCGTCACGGGGCTTATCGAGGACTTGCTGAAACGGCTCGCGGACGCCGGCGGCATGGTGCCGGTGGCGATGGAGTTCTCGAAGATCATGGCCGTGACCGTTGGCACGATGGTCGACGGGGCGATGGTGTTCGCGAAGATCCTCATGGACGCCGCGAGCAACTTCAATTCGTTATGGACGAAGATCAAGGGCGTCGGGCAGGCGGCATACGGCGTGACCGAAATGGTGGGTGCCGGCCTGGTGGGCGGTGCGGGCCTGGTGGCCGGAGCCTCGAAGGACGCGAACGACGCCGGCGTACCCGATGCGTTGCTCGATCGTGCCGATCTCATGCAGGGCGAGGCGGGGAGCCTGCTCAATCGTGCATGGGCGAACCTGTTTGGCGGCGGCGAGCAACAGGGCGGCGCGCCATCGGCCGGCGGGCAGTTCGCCAATCGTGCGCTCGAGGAGATCGCCCGCATGGAGGCCGCGTACAAGGATCGCGAGGCCAAGCGGGCCGCAGCCGAAACGAAGGCCAACGAGGGGGCCGCAGCCGCGGCGACCCAGGCGAACGCAAAGCAAACCGAAACGGCCGCGAAGTCGCTTGGCTATCTGCGGGACATCGCAAGGCAGATCGGCCTGGTGGTGGGCGCGCCGCCTGCCGTGTTCAACATCGCGGGCGCAGGAGGTAGGTGATGGCTGTCGTTGACGTTATCGAATCACCGGAAGGGCGTGGCGTCACGGGGAAATTCCGCGAGACGTTCACCTACACGCGGACGTTTTACGTTCGCGTGGACACCCCGAACACTGGCACGAACGAGATTTCCCAGGCTCCTGGCGTGATGTTTCTCGACCCGCACCCCGAGAATCCCGCCTGCATCGCCCAGGAGTTTGATTGCCAGGCGGCGGGCGACTCCGGCCTGCACTACCGCGTGACGGTGAAATACTTTGCGCCCACCGTCGAGCAGCAGAATCAGCCGAACAACATGAGCCTGCCCGCCGACGTATGGAGCGCGTCGGCCTCGATCACCACCGGCCCCTGCCTGCGGGACAAGGACGGCAAGCCGATCCTGAACAGCGCGAAAGACCCGATCCCCGAACTCGAGCAGGAATGGGCAGAGTTTCGACTGAGCCTGGTGCGGTGCGTTCCCGATTTCTCCTGGACTGCGGTAGCCGGCTCGCACTGTAACGCCGTGAACTCCGGCCCCTGGAACGGCAACGCGGCTCGTACCTGGAAGTGTGCTTTCCAGAGTGCGACGAAGGTGGTCGAGAACAACGACGGCGGCACGTTGGTCTACTGGTCTACCGTCTGGGATTTCGCCTACCGGTCTGCAACGTGGGACAAGGAATACCCCGACGTAGGCCTGCACGAACTGAAAGACGGAAAGAAACAGGTGATCAAGGTGGGCGGCGAACCCGTA